AAAGTAAAAGGCATGGGCGCATACAAAACCGAAGACATTTACCGCGCCATCGAAGCCAAGCTAAAGGAGAAGAACAGTGGCTTATAAAGACTTAGAAAAAGAACGCGAACGTAAAAAAGAATGGTACGAAAAGAATAAAGAAAAAATTAGTGCTCAACGGCGCGCGCAATATCAACTAACCAAAACCAAAGCAGACCCCAAACTTATTGAAGATCGCCGCGCTTATCAGAAAGAGTACTACAAAAATAACCGTGAAAAATGTATAGAGTCCGTGAAAACGTGGCTCGCAAAAAATCCTGAATATCATAAGAATTATGTAGAAAATAATAAAGAACGTACTAAAGAAAACCGTAAAAAATACTACGTAGAAAACAAGGAAAAAATAATACAAAAAACTAAAGAGTGGGCAAAGAAAGCGTTTGAAGAAAATCCTGACAAGATTAGAACAGAAAGGCGCGCCAGAAAAAAGGCGTACAAAGCTAAAGACCCGCAACGCTATAACGAAATGGCAAGGAAGTGGAATAGAAAAGCTGAAAACGTAATTGCTTCAGAGTTGAGGGATTGTTATATACGGCAGTTGTTGTGTAAACATCCTGTAGTAAAAAGGTTGTTACCAAAAGATATACCGCAAGAGTTGATCGAAGTTAAACGGTTGGAAATTCAAATAAGGAGATTACTAAATGAAAAACGTAACTGAGTTGAGAGAGCAATTGTCGCAAGTATTTACCGAGTTGCGTAATGGCGGGGTCAAGCACTCCGATGCAGCAGAGTTAGCAAACCTTGCAGGTAAGATGATTACATCCGCCAAAGTGCAATTGGAGTACTACGCTTTGCGTAAAGAAGCGCCTACCATTAGCTTTCTAGCGAGCGTAGAAAAGAAGGAGAAGAACCCATGAAAGCCTTTACCGTCAAGTGGCATCCAGACCGTGACATGACTACCATCGAGTACACCGTATCGTTTGTTGACTCACCTGTCCTAACACAAGCAGACATATTAAAAGACGTACTGTTTGAGTTGGAAACTAAATACAACGAAGTGATAGAGAAGCTATAGGAGAAGCGCAGTGACTGAACAACGCAAACTAAATCAAAATATGTATGCGCAAATCTTCGTGATGCTGACCCGTGAGCCATGTACCACGCACGATCTGGTCGAGGAGACAGGCATACACCTAGTAACAGCGCAGCGTTTGATGCGGTGCTTTAACAGGTACAAGCTAGTGCATGTATGCGGGTGGGAGAAGGACATAAAGGGGCGCGACTGTACGCAGATATATAAGTTTGGTAAGGGTAAGGACAAACCCCGTCACCGCATGACCGATGCCGAACGCACTGAACGCTATCGCAACAAGAAGAAAATGATGGCGCTGACTAATGTATTACACGGAGCGCATGCATGACCCCAGAAGCAAAAGTAAAAGCCCGCGTAGTAAAGATGCTTAAAGAGATGGGCGTGTATTACTTCTTTCCCGTTACTGGTGGCTTTGGTCGTTCAGGTATCCCCGACATTGTTGGTTGTATGTCGGGGTTATTTATTGCGGTCGAATGTAAGGCAGGTAAAAATAAAACTACTGCACTACAAGAACACGAGATTGCTGGCATACGTCGGGCTGGTGGTTTTGCTTTTGTAGTTAACGAAAACAATCTTAATGAACTGAGAGACCTACTATGCCAACTGCACACGACGCGTTTGACCTAGCAATGCGTATCGCGGAACTAGATGAAGACGCTAGAGAGCATCTGCAATTTGTTTTATCCACGTTAGTTAGTTGTTACGGAGAAGAAGACGGACAGGCAGTAGTTATGTATGCCCCTGTCGATAGCAAAGTCACCGAAGTAATCATGATTAACTGCACCGACATGGACGCAGCACGACTTGTTGATGCTGCACGAGCTTGCATGCTTGCTTTGAATATAGTAGACGCACCAGAAAAGGAGAAATTTAATTGAGTGCCCCCTATAAAACAATAATAGTCTGCGACTTCGAAACACGATGGTCAAAAGCAGACTACACGCTGACCAAGATGACCACGGAAGAATACATACGCGACTCACGATTCAAAGCGTTTGGTATGTGTATTAAAGACCTTAACGATGACAGTCCGGCTGTATGGGTACGCGGTTCCGAGATTCCCCGATGGGTCAGCAGCATTGACTGGTCAACCACAGCAGTACTGGCACACAACGCACAGTTCGACGTTGCTATTCTTGAGTGGGTATATGACGCGCACCCCGTGTTTATCTTCGACACTTTATCTATGGCTCGCGCACTGCGTGGTGTAGAGGTTGGCAACTCGCTGATGAAGCTGGCACAAGACTTCGACTTACCACCGAAGGGCAACGCAGTACATAGCACTGACGGGCTGGCTGAAATATCGTGGGAAGTAGAGATGGAGTTAGCTGACTACTGCCGCCACGATGTGTTCTTGTGCGAGGAGATATTTAAACGCTTAGTCAAAGGCTTCCCCGCATCGGAGTTACGCTTAATTGATATGACGCTCAAGATGTACACGCAACCTAAACTGATACTAGATCAGGACATGCTAATGGAGGCTATTCGAGATGAAAAAGAACAGCGTGAAAACGTACTTGCGCGGCTTGGGGTGGACGATGCGGCACTGGCTAGTAATCCTAAATTCGCAGCTATTCTGGATGCGATGGGATGTATCGTTCCAACTAAGAAAAGCAAGACGACAGGCAAGACAACGCTTGCATTGGCAAAGAATGATGCGCTTTTTCAGGCAATGCTCAACGGTGAACGGGAAGATGTGGCACTACTGTGTGAAGCGCGACTTGCAGTTAAATCAACCACCGAGCGAACACGAGCACAACGCTTCTTGGACATCAGTACGCGTGGAGCACTACCCGTACCGCTCTCATACTATGGAGCCAAGTCGGGACGATGGACTGCCTCTAAAGGTAGCGCCATCAACATGCAGAATCTCAAGCGACATACCGAAGCTAAGAGATCGTTCCTCCGCGACGCAATCATGGCACCAGATGGATACGCGCTTGTAGTCGGTGACTTGAGCCAGATCGAACCGCGTGTACTTGCGTGGCTATCAGACTATACCGAGATGCTCGACATCTTCCGATCAGGCGGTGATGTATACGCTACGTTTGGTTCGCAGATGTTTAATATCCCCGGCATGACTAAGTACACGCATCCCGTACACAGGCAGTCAGCGAAGTCCGCGTTGTTGGGTGCAGGGTATGGGCTAGGCTGGGCATCGTTTGCATCACAGCTACTGACAGGCTTTCTGGGTGCAGCACCGATGCGCTACGACAAGACGTTTGCTAAACAGTTAGGTGTTACCGGCGAGTACGTTGAATCGTTCATGGACTACGAAGAAAACGTAAAGAAGCTAAACGAGATACCGCACACCTGCACTGACGCGGAGCTTATCGTACACGCCGTGGCCGCCAAGAAAATCATCGACATCTACCGCGCTACGGCACACCCTGTTGCATCCTTCTGGGAGATGTGTGCGGGGCTACTACAGTCTTCGTTAGTAGCGGGCAAAGAGTTCACATATAAGTGCTTGACGTTCCGCAAGGGTGAGATAGAATTACCTAACGGCATGAAGTTGCTGTACCCGAACCTGCGCGGGGAGAAAGACGATAAAGGTAGGATTCAGTACGTTTACGGGGACGATGCCACCAAGCTATACGCTGGCAAGATCACCAATAACGTCACTCAGGCTATTGCCCGCATTGTTATGACAGACGGTATGTTGCGTGTCACGAAGAAGTATGCCGTGGTAGGCACAGTGCATGACGAGCAGTTAGTGCTGGTGCCAGAGGCTGAAGTAGAAGACGCAACGAAGTGGGTGTGGGAACAGATGATTAAGGAGCCGAAGTACATGCCCGGCATCCCGCTTAACTCTGACGTAGGCCACGCTAAACGCTATGGAGATGCAAAATGAATTACCTCATACCGAAAGAAGTCACGGTTGGTACGCGTGTGTATAAGGTTAAAAAAGTACGCACCTTTGGTGAGGCATGTCTTCGAGGTAAGGTACGGTATGTACTGGGCGAAATACTTATCGCTAACTACGGCTACGCTGTTGGCAAGTACACACCCAAAGAACAGTTCGATACCTACTGGCATGAACTCACACACGCCATACTGTTTGAGATGGGACACCCATTATTTAAAGACGAAGCGTTTGTTTCCGAGTTCGCAAACACGCTAACCCACTCCATTAACACGGCACAGCTATGACAGAAAAAGTAATTACATGGTCGCACAGTGCCTTGAAAGATTATGAAGGCTGTGCGCGTAGGTATCATGAAGTAAAGGTACTGAACAAGTACCCGTTCCAAGAGACGCAACAAACACGCTACGGTAAAGACTTACATGAAGCCGCAGAGTTTTATGTGAAGGACGGTAAAGAACTACCATCAGAGTACGCGTTTGTTAAGCCGGTGCTGGACTCACTCATTGCCAAGCCCGGCCGTAAGTTTGCAGAACTTGAAATGGCATTAACTGCGGAACTAAATCCCTGTGGCTTTCATAGTGAGAACCGTTGGGTACGTGGTATCGCTGACTTAGTTATTGTTAACGACGATAACTTTACGGCGTATGTAGTGGACTACAAGACGGGCAACAATAAGTACCCCGACAGAGACCAGCTTGTTCTTATGTCGCTGATGGTCTTTAAACATTTTCCCCACATCAAATACGTGAAGTCCGCATTGCTGTTCGTAGTAAAGAACTCAATGGTTAAGCACGAGATGGGTTTAGAAGACGTAGAACCGGCATGGTGGGACTACCGAGAGCGGGTAGCGAAGTTAGCAGCATCACACACAAACGATGTATGGAACCCGAAGTCAACACCGCTATGTGGTTGGTGTCAGGTTACGGGTTGTGAATTTAACCCAAAACACTAAGGAACTGTAATGGCTACAAAACCAAGGAACTACAAGCAAGAGTATCAGCGTGATCTTGAAACGGGTAAGTCCGGGAAAGATTCCTCACAACATGAGCGCCAGCGTGCGCGGCGTGCGTACGATGCCAAGGGCATTGATAGGGCAGGGAAAGATATTGATCACATTACACCGCTCCGCAAGGGCGGTAAATCAACGCCGAGTAATCTTCGGCTGCGTAGTAAAAAAACTAACCAAGCCGATAACCACTAAGACACTTCCAACCACATGCAGATCATAGATAACAAAGCGTTGCTGTTGCGCACCCGGTCACCGGAAAAGTACAGCATTATTCCTAAGAGCAAGATCATACAAAACTTAGGCGATGGCATGCACGAAGTCGCTGTGCACTGGGGGCTAGATGAAGCGCGAGTGCTGCGCAATCTAGGTGTGAAGAAAGTACCGTCACCCA